ACGCGCAGCAAGACTTCAAGGTTTTTTTTGGGTTTCAACCTATGGTGGAAACATTCGATTGACCGAAGCCGCGCGTGGGCGCGCAACTGACGAACTTCACCAGGACAAAAATCTTCTTTCAGCAAGTGTGACGTTTGACGAAACACAACGATTTTCAACATACACAATCAAAGGCCAAACAAGTGGAACCGAAGAATTCTTCGGCCCAAACGCGTCCGGCCCAGTTGGTCAGGCGACCGACAAAGGTGTCAAACGAACAAGACCGCTTGTTGTTGTTGCCGAAGGAAATGTTGACACTGACGGTGCGAAAAAAAGGGCTGAATGGGAAGCTGCGAGTCGTGTTGCAAAAGCAATGACCGTCAACGTGGCCGTTCAAGGTTGGCGTCAAAGCGACGGGACACTTTGGGGAACCAACCAAGTGGTTCGTGTGAAATCAAGTTTCATTGGTCTCAACGCTGACCTTTTGGTGACAAGCGTGACATTCAGTCAAAGTCATTCTGGTGGAACAACAACTGAAATGGAACTTGTCAGAAAAGACGCATATGCCGCAAAGCCTGAATTCCAAGAAGACGATGACCTTTTGAAACTTCTTGGACAGTCTGAAGGTGTGAAGGACAACACCGATGACTAGACAGGCCAAACAACTTTCTGATTTTATCATGAGAATTGTCGACCCAATCAGGACAAAAATCATAATGTCATTGAGTCGCGGTGTGATCGAAAGTGTGAACGACGCAAACGGAATCCAAGTTGTGAAACTTTCACTTTTGGCCGGTGAAAACAAAGACAAAGTCGAACGGTTCCAAAACTTTGGTTTCACTTCAAACCCACCGGCTGGAAGTGAAGCTGCAATCATTTTCGTTTCTGGAAATAGGGAACACGGAATAGTGGTTGCGTGCGACGACAGGACAAAACGAAAGAAAAGTCTAGCGCCTGGTGAAGCTGCAATCTATACTTCCGACGGAACTTTCGTTCACTTGAAAACAGGTGGAAACATTGAAGTTGTTGCTTCAACAAAAGTTCTTGTCACTTCACCACTTGTTGAGTTTTCTGGAAATGTGAAAGTCGGTGGAAATATTGAAATTATAGGCGACGCATCGGTTGGTGGAAAACTAGACGTCACTGGAATCATCACTGGTTCGGCAACTGTTTTGGCCGCCGGTTTTGGTGGTTTGTCTGGTGGACCTATGACATCAACGGTGAACATAGAAACAACCGCGAACGTTGTTGGCGGTGGAACAAATTTGGCAACAATCAAATCGGTTTTCAACGGTCACACACACAACGAGACCGGAACCGTGACGACTGGACCAAGTGGTTCAGTGTGAGGTTTTGATGCAAGACGTTGGATTTTTCAATGTTGACGGATATAATGCAGACCTTGTCATTGAAAATGGTGACTTGAAAGATGACAGTGGTCTTGAAACCGCCGTGTTGATTTCACTTTTCACGGATAAGCGTGCAACTCTGGAAGAACTTCCAACCGGCGAACAAAGTCAAAAAGGTTGGTGGGCCGACCAAATTTCAACACCTTCGGATGACCAAATAGGTTCACTTCTTTGGACTTTGGACCGTTCAAAAATAAATGAATCAACCGTTGTCGCCGTTGAAGATTTGGCAAAAAAAGCCCTTCAGTGGATGATTGAGGACGGACTTGCGAAAAGCGTTGAAGTTTCTGCGGAAATTTCAGACAGTCAAAGAGTGAATTTTGCAGTTGCAATCACAAGACCTGACGGAAAAGACGTCACGTTTGAAGTCTTTTGGAACGCGCAGGCGTTGAAAGGATAGGGCAAAAAATGGCATTTTCAAGACCGACACTTTCTTCCATTCTTTCAAGAATCGAAGCCGACATTCGAACAGGACTTGCAATCGGTGCGGTCCTTCGCCGAAGTTTTCTCGGTGTGATTGCAAAAGCACTTTCAGGCGCATCACACACATTGCACGGCCACATTGCATGGGCCGTTGACCAACTTTTCCCGGACGTTGCTGACGCTGACTATTTGGTCAGGTGGGCAACTATTTGGGGAATCAACCGAAACGAAGCAACATATGCGCGCCTGAACATCACAATCACAGGAACAACCGGCGGTGTGGTTCCGATTGGAACTGTTTTTCAAAGAACTGACGGAACACTTTATGAAACCGAAGCCGAAGTGACTGCGCCTGCGGCTGGAACAATAGCTGCGGTCATCGTTGCGCAAGAACCTGGAACCGGGCCGAACCTTTCAAATGGTTCGATTGTTTCAATGACTTCACCAATTGCAGGCGTTGAAAGTGACGCAACCGTTGACTCAACCGCAACCGAAGGTGAAGACCAAGAAACGGTTGAAGACCTTCGTGTCAGACTTTTGGAAAGAATTCAAAGTCCACCTTCCGGCGGCAAAGTTTCCGACTACATTGCTTTTGCAAAAACGGTCACTGGTGTGACCCGTGTTTGGGTTCTTCCTGGATACTTGGGCGAAGGAACGGTTGGATTGACTTTTGTTGAAGATAATGAAGTTCCAATCATTCCAGACAACGCAAAAGTTTTGGAAGTCCAAACGGCGGTTGACATGTTGAAGCCAATCACTGCGGATTTGTATGTTTTTGCACCGAACGATTTTCCAATGAATCCAACAATCAAATTGAAGCCGAACACTTTGGCCGTTCAACAAGCCGTTCAAACTGAACTTGAAGATTTGATCTATCGTGAAGCGCAAGTTGTTGGTGCGTGGGAATCAATCACGTCAACATATAGTGGAACCATTTCACTTTCGAAAATCAATGAAGCCATTTCAATTGCGCAAGGTGAAACTGACCACATTTTGGTCTCGCCAACGTCTGACGTGACTCCCGGTGAAGGTGGAATTGTGACACTTGGAACAATCACTTTTGAAACTTTGGTGTGAGGTGAACTTTGAGTTTGTCTGAAAAATACAAGGATTTACTCAAAAACTTGTTTCCGCAAGGAAAATTGTGGGAATTTGGACTTTCGCAACCAGTCCTTGACAGTCTTTTGGGTTCACTCGCCGAAGAATTTTGCCGAGTGGACACAAGAGTTCAAGACATGCTTCGTGAGTCGGATCCGTCACAAACAACGGAACTTCTCGAAGACTGGGAACGTGTCGCCGGTCTTCCTGACCCATGCGACGTGGTTCCGGTGACAATAGGTGAAAGACGTGACGCGCTTGTCCAAAAACTGACAAACATTGGTGGACTTTCAAAATCATTCTTTGAATTTGCAGGGCTTCAACTTGGATTCACAATCACTGTTTTGGACTACAAAAATTTTCGGGCTGGTTTTTCAGTTGCAGGCGACCCACTGACAAACTATTTCCACAGACATTTTGAAGCCGGTGACCTTGCTGGAACCGCACTTCAAGAATTTGGTTGGCGGTTTTATTTTCACGTTGAAGCGCCGCTCACTTTGGACAATCATTTCGTTGCTGGAAGTTTCGCTGGTGACCCACTAAGGGAATTCGGGAACCCGGCGGTTGAGTGTATGATAATGAGGACTAAACCGGCTCACAGCGCGGTTTTCTTCACTTATGTTTGAGAAACAAAAAAGGAGTGAAAAATGCACAGAATAGACGCGCCGGGCGCAACAATCACCGAACAGTTTACGGAAGGAAATCCGTCTTTAGGAATTCCAGCAACGGAAGTTTCTGACGACTGGTTGAACGATGTCCAAGAAGAACTTTGCAATGTGATCGAAGACCAAGGAATCACACTTGTCAAAGCAACACAAACGCAGCTCTTGACTGCAATTTTGTCTTTGATTGGACAAGGTGGAAGCCAACTTCAACAAGCAATTGCGAACAATCAAGTTGCGGCCGCAAACGTTGTTGGTCTTTTGATTGACAAAAACACCTACAAGTCGGCCCAAATTCATTTTGACATCCACCGACAAACCGACTCGGTGAACTATGACGAAACAGGAATCATCTTTGTGACCTATGACCCGGTCCTTGACAGTTTTGAACTTGCGGTGACTTCGCAGTTTGACGACGCTGGTGTTGTTTTTTCAATTGCAGCGAGTGGTCAAATCCAATACACAAGTTCGAACATGGCTGGAACAAACTATGCTGGAACCGCGCGTTTCACGCACATTTTGAAAACGAAACAAACCCTTTAGAATGAAAGGAAAATAGACATGAAATTCGCAATTCGAGCATTTTTGACAATCTTTTTTATTTCGGTTGTCGCCTTTGCTGCAAAGATCACTTCAAACATTTTGATTGTTGGTGACCAAAACGCAGCGACCGACAAACAAATCCAAATGGGCGACGGAATTCTCAAGTGGGTTGGAACAACTGGACGTCTTGAGTTTTCAAACGATGCTGGTGGACTTTACAAGGCCGTCGGAAGCGGTGCTGGCGGCGGTGCTGGCGGAGTGAATCTTTTGGCTGAAAGTGGAAACGCAGACTTTGAAGCCGGAAATCCACCCGACGGCTGGACAGCGAGTGCCGGAACATATATCAGTGAAACAACCGCACCAGGATTTGACGGACAAAGTGCAAGTTGGGATTCGTCCGGCATTTCTCAAACTTTTGATTCAATTGCCGTTGACCCGCCAAAAGCATTAGAGTCAAATTCCTGCGCTGGTCAGATTTACTACAAATGGGACGGTGGAACACCAGGCGACCTTCAATTTCAAGTGGTTGACGGAAGTGCAAACATTCTCGCGCAAACCGGAACTTCAACCGACGGAACACCTTTTCCAGCCGGTTCAACATGGCAAAAAATGACTCTTGTCTTTACTTGTCCAACTGGAACAACAACTGTTTTTCTTCGATTGAAGTCTTTGGTTGCTGACCCAGCGTTGATTCTTTTGGACAACGCCCATTTAGGAAGTGACCCGACAACAAGTGAAATTGCGCAGGCTGAACTTGTTGCGCACGCATATTATGCGGACACTACTTCGTGCAACTGGAATAGAACAAACGCCGCACTTGGTGAATTTGGAACTACTGCGGCATGTCCTTCAATCACTGTCGTTTCTTCAACATATCCAGTTGACACAACTGACAATGACCTTCCTGACATTGATTTTGATATGCTTCCACCTGGAAGTTACAAAATCACAGCGACATTTTCAGGTGAAATTACATTGGTTGCATCTTCAGGTGGTTCTTATGGAATTTCTGACGGTTCGAGTTTTAGGGGCGTGATTTCATCTCGAAATGGTAGTGAAACAACACCAGGGATCAGACAATATACAGTTATCGCAAACTATGTTTATACGACATCAGGTGCAAGAAATTTCAGAATAGTTGGTGCTGCCGATTCAGGTCAAACTATTCGACTTTACAACGAAGGTTCTGCCTCTCAAACCAGACAACTCACCTGGACAATCGAACGATATCCACTCGGAACCGACAAAGCAATCACGCTCGATGCGGCTGATTGGTATGTGGATGCGAATATTGGTGGGGCGAACATAAGTCTTGGGTCAAGTAACCAGACATCTTACATTTCTCTTTCAAATGGCTCGCTTGATCTTGTATTAAATTCTGGATCTCAAAGTGCACAAATAACATGTAGCTCAACAAACCCACCTACAGGGCTCACCTGCGCGGCTGGGAGTGAAAATCCAGGGATAGCTGTAACAATTCCAAGAGTTGGAACATATGAAGTTTGCTTTGACATTGCTCACTATTCGTCAACGGATGCGGCTGGTTTCGTGAACGCAGCATTTCAGGTTGTTCGAACGTCTTGCACAGATGACACTTCTATTGAGGCCGAAGGTGGAGTGAGGTTGCAATCTTCTGTCGAGGATTCGACAGGAGTTGCATTGAATGGTTCGAATCCTCAACATGTTTGTGGATATTTCAATGAAACGACAGTTGGTCAAAAATGTTATAGGTTGTTTTTTGAGCAGCAAGTTGCGGCCACTGTTTCAACAAACGTGATTCTAGCGGATAGAAATGCGACTATTGGTCAACGTGACATCCACGTCACTGTCCGACCATGGACTACAGCTTCGAATACTTATCTTGCAGAAACAAATAACTATGCTGCACACTACATAACATCTGGTGCTTCTGCAAATCTCTCTTTTGCTGATAATACATTTGAAACAGTAGACTACAATAGCAAAGTCTTTGATACATGCAATCCTGATTGCGTGACCGTTGGTGCTTCGTGGGTGTATACGTGTCCTAAAAATGGGCTTTACATGGTTGCTGGTGGTGTTTATTGGGGAAGCACTACAAACATGATAAACACTGGAATCGCAATACGACTTGGCGGGTCATCAAAAGCTCGAAGTGACTTTGCAATATCATATTCGGTAGTAGCTAGCTCCTTAGTGACATGTAATGCTGGTCAAACTATAGATATACAGGCATACCAAGATGATTCTACGTCTGCGGCACGATCTATTGCTACGGATCAGAGAAATTATATCTCCATTTGGAGAATTGGGCCACAATAGGTGAAAACAATGAAAAAACCGACTCGAATTCTTTTGATTGACGACAATGCGCTTCACGCAAACTTGACAATCCTTGCGTTCGAGTCGGTCCATTTTCAATGGTGTCCACGGATTCACAACGCAATTGAATTCTTGGAACCAATGATGATTGATTTTGACCTAGTGGTTTGTGACTATGTTGGAACAACACATGACTTTGATTTTGAAATTTCAGCGTTGAAACAATTCACCAACGCAAAAGTTTTGGTCACAAGTTCACATGTTGTTCCACTTGACGGTGAAGGTCTGGACTTTGTTCTGAAAACTGAACTCGGAACATGGCTTCAAAGGTGGTTGGATGCCAAGAAATGACAAGGAAAAGACAAACGACTGGTTGGAATATAAGATGTATATTCTCAACGAACTTCCACGCCTTCACAAAGGAATCGTCGAGTTGTCAAAAGACCTTGCAAAAAACCACGGGGAACTTCTTTCAAAGATTGAAGACTTGAAAAAAGAATCAACAAAGACCGCCGTGCAATTGGCCGGTGTGTCTATGAAACAAAAAATAATTTGGGGAATCATCGGCGGGGCCGCAGCGTTTTTATCGACGACAATTGGCGGACTTGTTGTCTATTTCCTGAAAGGACCATGAAATGGAAAAACTCAAAATCGAAGTTGAAGTTTCAAAAGAAATGTATGAACTCGGAATCGGACTTGGACAAGTTGTGTTGAAAATGAAGGAAGCTCTTGAAGACGGTTTCCAAGTCACTGACGACATTCCAGTCATAATTCAAACCGCAATCAAAGACTTGGTTCCGGCAATGAAGGGAATTGAACAAATCGACGACGAAGCAAAAGAAGACTTGGGAAGTTTTCTCGACGCAGTTTGGTTGTCTCTGAAACCAGTGGTTTTCGGCCTTTTGAAAAAGTGAACGACACGAAAGGATTGTTGAAGTCAAAGACCATTGCCTTCAACTCAATCAGTGGACTTCTTGCAACCGCCGTTTGGCCTTTCTTGCCGGAATCGATGCGGCATGACCCGGACTGGTTCCCGGCGGTTGTTGCGTGGTTCACGATTGCGAACATTGTCCTTCGGTTGTTGACCACAAAAAGCGTGAAAGGTTGGAAATGAAAAATGATTGGACTCTCGTTTTTCTTCTTTGGTTGGGGACTTTTTTCCTTCTATGTTTTTGCATTTTTGGTTGCGCAACTTTTGACATTTCCGGCGGCCTTAATCCGAAAACATACTATCGACATGATTTGGAAATAAGTGTCAACGGAATTGAAGCCGTCGGTGTGTTGACGGTTCCAAAATCAAAGAGCTATGAAATCATTGTCAATGCGACAAGCAACATTGACTTTCTTCTTTTGACGTCTTGTCATAGGCAATTCACGGTTGAAAAACAACTAGGTCGCGTTTTCAATTTTGACTTCATTCCACAAGCCCCAATCGAAACCACTGGTAGTTGCACACTTCGAATCGAGGCTTTTGAAAAACAAAAGTTCATTCGCTATTCAAGTGCGTTGATTGAATTTGAAAATTCAGACACCAAACTTCCGGCGGTCCTTGTTTGCAATGGAAAAAGTGACCAAGTTGGTGGGGCTTCAATTTGTCAGGCGTGGAATGGACTTGAACAAATGATTGTGTTTTCCACACCTGTCAACGTGGCAACTCCGTCAAGTGGTTGTGCGACTATGGAAAAGGTTGGTGACATAGGTTTTCGGTGGGTCATGACTGCAAAAGAGTGTGTCTATTGGTTTCGTGAAATAGGTGGGGAAAAGCGTTTTCATAGGCTTCAAACGGTTGGATATGAAGAAATTGCAGTGAGGGGCGACTGAAATGGCAATTTGGGAAACCGTTTTGAAACTTGGAATTTGGGCAATCGACTTTTTTGTCAGAAATGAACGTGAAAAAAACGATTTGAAGCGCCGATTTGTTGCCTTTGTGAAGGAACGTGTCGGCCAACAAACTGGATCAAGTGAAGCAAGACTTGAAAGTCAAAGACAGGTGGACGAATTGAAAGACGAACAGGAAGTTCAAAAGGAAGAAACAAAACGCCTTGCGTTGATTGTCGGACACACCAAACAAAGCCCTGGTGCAATTGCAGTCAATCCAATTGACGCAACGGAATATGAATTCAACTGCGAACTTTGCACCATGATTCAACAAATAGGCGAGAAAAAAGGCATTGAAACGCTCATATTCCTTCGTGACGGCGTTGGAATCAATGGGGCCTATGCTGACGCTATGGCTTTTCAACCTGACGCAATTGTGGAAGTCCACTTCAACGCCTACAATTCAACGGCCCAAGGAACGGAAGTTCTTTTCCATTCCGACAAACAAGACCAGACCGAAAAATTGTTTGCAGACCTTTTGCAACTCAAACTTTGCGACGCGTTGGGCCGTGAAGGAAAAACAAACCGTGGAACAAAGGACCTGGCCGACAAGCCTGGTGAACGTGGTTTCTTCAATTTGACACGGACAAGTGAAGTTCCGTGCGTCTTGATTGAACCGTTTTTCGGCGACAATTTCACTGACGCCGAGTTAGCATTTGAAAGAAAAGAAAACATTGCAAAAGCCGTCGTTTCGGCTTTTTGTGATTGGAAGAAAGCAATGAAGGGATAGACTTTTGGCGGTCTCAAGTTTTCGACCGTGGGTCGTGAAACAAAAACAAGTTGGTGGGAATTCGACACAAATTGTCGATTCTTTCAACGCATCAACGTGGCGCACGGCTGAATATTTGTTCCAGTTTGCAGAAAATGCGGGAACAAAAGTCAAATCACTAAAGTTGCTGGTGACCAAAGACGATATTGAAGTCAAGGAAACTGTCTTTGCAAGACAAGGGTCGACAATCGACCTTGAAGTCAATTCAAATTTGAATGGTGGAAACATTGAAATTGAAGTTGTCAACAAGGAAACTTTTGCAATCGACGTGAGTTTTGCGAGACTAAGACTATAACCAATAGGAGGTTAGTCAATGGCAAGAAATTATTTTGGAATCGAACATGGTCTCCGAATTTACCAAGACAATTCCGACACGTTTTTGGAAGTGTTGTTTGGTTCCGGCGCGCCTGGTGGTGACGCTGGTGTTCAGGACGCAGCTCCAATCGGGTCAATGTATCTTCGTTCAAGCGACGGTGCAACCTACAAGAAAATTGCAAACAACGGAAACGCACAAGACTGGAAAACAACCAACTCACCAACGTTTGGAAATTGGCGCAACGAAGTTGTTCGCGCTGCAACCAACGACACACTGACCGCCGGTGCAACTGACCCGACTTCTTGGTCAGACAACGACGGTGGACTTGACTACACGGCTTTTCAAGTCGGTGAATTTGTCATTTCTGACGCTGACGGAACGCCCACTTTGTTTCGAGTTGCTTCAATTGCAAACCCGAACATCACTTTGGAAGCGGTTGTTGACCCACTGACAGACAACGACATGTTGATTGTCAGAAATTATCTTCCTGACCCAAGTGGACAGGAAGCGCAAGCAATCGTTCTCTATCCAGGTGGGGCGCTTGTCAAAATTGCTGACTTCAACTGGGAACTCGCAACTGGAATCAACATTTCCGGTGGTTATACTGCGGCCAACGGAACGGTTTCAAGTGCTGACACTGTTGAAAGTGCAATTGAAAAATTGGACGGCAATCAACAAGACCTCATCACTTTGAGTGGTGTTGCACAAGGTTCGGTTGATCTTGGAACTTTCACTGGTTCAATCATTCCAGACAGTTCCACAATCAAACAAGCCCTTCAATCTTTGGAAACAGAAATTGAAGCAAACCACATCAAGACGAAAAACACTGGTGTCACAACTGCAATCACTCAAGACGAAGTTTTGGTTGATTCCTATGAACAAGTCAAATGGCTTGTCGAAATCCAAGACGAAACGACTCCGACTGGAAAAGTTGCGGTTGAAGTTCATGCAATCCACAACGGTCATGCCGGTGCCGACGCAACTTTGACAGACTACAACGTCTTTTCAAAATTGAAAGTTGGAACCGCACCTTCATACACAATTGACGTTGATGTGAACGGTGTTGGTGCTGCGCAAACCATGAGACTTCGGGTTTCTGCCTCAAGTGCTGCGACTGTTCGTGCCGCACGAATTGCAAACAACCCGGTCTAAATTGAGGTTAATTGATGGGAGTGTTTGACTATTCAAAAGCATGGGAATGTGAGAACGGAATTTTCTTCACTTCCACTGGTGTATTCTTAACTTCGGGCGTCGGATCTCCAATGGGGAACGACGCCCCTCTTTGGACTTTCTATGTTCAGGCCGACACACAAGACTATTGGCGAAAAATTGGCGCTGGTGTCAACGATTGGTTGAAAGTCACCGCCGCCGAAGGAATTCCAGGTCTTGGTGTTGTTTGTGGTTACAAGGGAAGCGCAAACTCTGTCAAATATTTGGAGTTTTTTGCTGGAAACGATTCATTCACAAACCCTTGGTTGTTCGCCGCAGACCACGAACTCAAAGCAATTTCATTCAAATCAAGAACCGCTCCGACTGGAACATTGACATTCACGGTTTACAAGAATTTTGTGGCAATTGAAACACTGACGGTCGATAGTGTTGACAGTGGCTACAAGTCTGGACTTTCATATTCTTTTGCAGCAAACGACAAAATGTCAGTTGCAGTCACGGTTGGTTCCGTGACTGACCCAAACTTCTATCTTGATCTCATAAAGGTGCCAACGCCATGAGTTACAACATTTGCAAAGTCAAAAATATTGATTCGGTTTCTCACACCTACAACGGACAAGTCATTTCAGCCGGTGGAACATATGTCATCCAAGACGGTGAAAGAATTTCTTGGGCAACACTTTCTGATTTACTTGCTGACATCACAAACGACAAAGCCCAAATTGGTGACGGAACAAACTATTTCACTGACTATTCAGACCAAATTGATTGGTTGAAAGACGCCGCACCAAAGAAAGTTCAACAAGTCACACCTGCAAATGAACACGAACTCACACCGATTGGAATGGGGAAAAAACACATTTCAAATTCTTCATATTGTGGAACACTGACACTTTCTGGAAAAAGTGGTGACACGTTCAGCTATTCGGTCGCAACATTCACACCGACGGTCGGTTGCATTTTGACTGAAGACGAATATCAGACAATGGCAACAATCACCGCCGTTGACACTGGTGCCGGAACGCTGACCGTTGACGATGCGACAAATCTTTCAAACGGCACGCTTCGTTATATGACAAAGCCTATTGACCTTCAATACAAACTTCCAACAATCACAAAGGAAGGTGTTCTTCCCTACCACATGTTGTGGGGCGTTCGAGTTGGAACAATGGACACACACAATGAAAACGATTTTGGTCGAGCCCAAATTGTGGACGTCGACGGAGTTGGTGTTTCTTTTGGCTGGTATACACAAGCCGAGTTCGATGCAATGGGCGAATATGTTGTCAGTGACTACGACAAAACTTGGATGCAATTTTTCAAAGCCGAACCACTTTTCAGAATTCCAGACAATTCCCCAGGTCCGGTTCCACCTGGACTTTATTTCAGATTGAAATATTATGTGACCCAATTGACAGGAACAACAAAAGTTTGGTGGGACTATTTGACCACAGTGAAGGATGCGTGACATGCAAAACTTGGATTTTCAACCGGCTGACGTTTTTTTCTTGATTCATTCCAAAAACGACATTTCAAAAGCCATTGCGAAAGTGACCGGCTCACGTTGGAGTCACGCCGGAATGATAATGGAAATCGGAGTTTTTGCAACATACACAATCGAAACTTGTGACTTCAATGTGTGGACAAACCACTTTGAAAAATATTTGACTGACCAATGGGTCGAAATGGAAGTGTTCAGGCCAAAACGTGAACTTCCTATGAAGGAACAAATTGTCAAAGCGGCCCAAAAAACACACGGAACAATCTATGGTTTCCTTCAATTCATTTCACTTGGAATAAGGGCTCGAATTTCACGGTTGATTCCAAACTTCATTCGACAAGGCATTGTCTGCAACCAAGTGGTTCTTTCAGGGCTGACGGTTTCTGACATTCCAGGATTTCAAGGCATTGACCCGGAATCAATGGACCAAGAAGAACTCTATAAGTTGGTCAAAAATTCACCTGATTTTGAACTTGTTTTTGAGAAAAAGGCTGGTGAAAAGTGGGCGTTTTAGTCAAAGTGGGCGAGAAAATTCCACTGAATTGCCAACTCGCTGACAGAGTGTCGGACAAGTTCGTCAAAGCCTATCTTTTTGACAAATTGGGCGCACCACTGACACCGGCAAGTGTGAACCTTTCACACGTTGCAAACGGTCTTTTTCTGGACACAACCGTCGACATGCCTGACATTGCATCGGTCATTGCGCAATATGTGGTTTTCGAAGATGCGGGCTATTTGGTGCCGCACGATGAACACGACGCCGTGACTGACATGTTCGAACGTGACGAAATCGACGCAGCAATTGACCAACTCTTGATTGCAGCTAGAAAGACTGACATGGAAATGAAACTCTATGAAGCGTTGAGTTTCACAGCCGAAGTTGACGACTCCGACGACAGTCCAACTGCGAGTGTTGAAAGTGCTTCAACGTTGACCGCAACCGTCCAGGACGGACAAAATGTCAGTGGTGAAGTGATCGAAAATGAAGACTTTGAAGGAAAAATCGACTAGAAAAAGGGGCCGAATATGATTGAAGTGATTCAAGGGGAAAAACAAACAGTGAACATTGACCTGGTTTCAAAAACCAGTGGAAAACCTTTTGACCTGACCGGGGCGAGTGAAATCAAGGTTTGCTTCAAGTCGGGCTCGACAATCATCACAAAACTTCTTTCGCTTTTGGAAGTTTCCGTTGTCGGTGACCCACTTCTTGGACAAATCACAACCGACCTTTCAACCACAAACACCGATGCAATGACCGCAACCAACAAAGGCGACATTCAGGTCACGGTTGACTATGGTGCCGGAAACGTGAAAAAGGCAATCATCAACGAAGCGTTTTCAGTGACGACAAAAATTTGCTAGAAAAACTCTGGTGCGAACTCTGAAAAAACCGGGTTTTCTTTTGGTTCGAGTTTCAACATGTCCTTTGGATAGCACTCGATTTTTTTCATTCGCCATTTCCAAAGCTGGACGAACAAGTCCGACAACCAATAGTTTTGCATCTTTTCATTCATGACAAAACGCAAAAGCCTTCCTGACGCATCGTCAGTTCCTTTTTTTGTCGCAAACATATCAACAACCAAATAAAGGGAATATTTCAGTTGTGACAAAAGACTGACTGATTTTCCGGCACATGACCGAAGGTAGGGATCCAGCCAAACGAAACGGTCCATGTCCTGACTTTCAGGCAAAACATTTCCAGCGTCTTTGTTCATATAAATGCCGTCGTTTTCGAACAAAACGTGAAGAATTCTCAGCGCCGCGTCTTCATTGAGATAAGCAATTCCAATCAATTCGTCCTGACTTGTCGGGTTTGAGTCAAATTTTGGTTTCGGCCAACGGTCAAAAAGGCCGGGTTCCTTTTCACAACCGGCCATGAAATTCAAAACCGCTTGGTTGAATTCCTTGATTGCGAGTGGGTCAACGTTGTCGTGGTTCTTGATGATTTTTGCACCAAGGGCCGAATAGAACCAAGGATTGTTGTTTGTTGGTGACGTTGGAAGTTGGTGTTCCTGGTCCCATGCGTTTGATTGTTTGAACGCTTCAAAGGCCGTCACAATTCGGCTTCCTTTTGAAGTCTTTCATAAATCTTCACCAACGAACGAAGCGGTGTGATTGTTCCACGTTTGAAGTTGGCGAGTTCGACGGCTTCAACAACGATTTGTTCCTTGACGTCGTCGAGTTGACTTTTTGTTTGTCTGGGCGCTTCGGCTTCGGTGACTTCACCAGTTTTTTTGTTCACAACTTCCCTTTTTGTTGGTCTTTCTAGAATTTCGTCCACAAGTTCAAATCCTTGTTGTTTTGGGTTGCGGTGTTTCTTTGACATGAGTTTAGTCCTTCGAATCAACTAGATCAATCTTGAAATAGGTGGTTTCTTTCTTTCTGTATGGTTCAAGGTCAATGCCTTTCAATTCCTTGACTTTGGAATAGTCGACGTTTCCCTTCCTTGTGACTTCGGTCATTCTTGTTCTTTGACATTTGACCCGATTCCAACCTTTTTGTTTGCAATGTTCAATGAATTCTTCCTTAACAAGTTCCAGGCGTTGTTTTGCAACGTTGAATTCTTGGGTTGCAAGTTCAAAGCGTTCAGCAATTCGAACAAGTTCGCCTTGCTTGACTTCGTGAAAGTCTCGATCTCCAATCGGCGGCGGAGTGTCGTTTGTGACGAGCGTCCAAAACTTTTCAGCCCTTTCCACATATTTGTTGATTGCTTCTTTGTCTGGATAGCATCGGATTTTTTCACAGTCGCCGTCATATTTGTCGCCGTCCTTTTCCACAAAATATGAAAAGTAGTCAATCCACTTCGCACCAGTCACGAAAAATTGGTGTTGGATTTGCCAAAAATATTTTTCAGGAATTTCTTTTTGTTTTGCGCGTTCGTGGTCTTCACGTCCAGGACACTTGATTTCAAGACCACAATGAAGTTCGTCGTTCCAGCCGTCCATTGAAGCCCTGAAAATTCCCGCTTCGAATGTCCTTGGTGGAAAGGCGAACTTGTGAAGTTCTTCATATTTTTTGCGGGCAATTGGTTCAAGAGCCTGACCACGTTTGGCCGCAAACCCGGCTTCGTCAGGAAGTTTTCTTCCGGTCTTGAGTTCCCAAAGTTTGAACGGAGTTGACCAGGGGCTCACTTCCATTATGATTGGGGCGTCACTTGCACCAAGACCTTTTGACCGCCAATCGTGCCACGCTTTTCCACCTTGAACGTCTTCCGGTTTTTGTGCCCATGACATGTCAATCATATGCTTTGAATTCCTCTTCCCATTGGACTTTTTTGTCCATTAAATAAGACCGAACAAATTCTTTCCTCGGAAACTTTCTTGTTGGAAACAAACTCAAAAGTTTTTGAACCAACCACACCGGCGGTGGACAAACACCGCGTTCAATGTTCGACACTTGTTGTGGATGACATTCCAACGCCGTTCCCAGGTCCCTTTGAGAAAGTTTCAAGGATTGTCTGAACTTCTTGAAGGTCATTGCTGAGTGATAATATTCCACGTCGTCGTTCCTTTTCTTCATGAATACAACTCGGAATTGATAGCATTGAAATGCTGACGATGGCAAGACACAAACCCCAAATGACCAACAAAACAAAAACAGGTTTCAAAAAATCCCCACTCAAATGAAAAAACAACATCTTGTGTTTAGACTTGCAGTGGTTCATTCACCTGTCAAGGTGAAGACCAACGCCGGAAAGAATCTTTTGTGCGTCTTCGACGCTGGATGCAACACCGGCAAGACCGCCACACTTTTGAATTGCCTTCAAAAATGCAAGTTGTTCCTGCGCATGTTCCCATGCCTTTAGATTCTTCCCGGCTGGTCGATAGCCGTCGTGCGTCAAACGAAGGAAGGTCTTCAGTCCACTATCGGATTTGACTTCAATGGCAATCAACCGACCTTCAGGCGCAACAACGCCCAAGATGTCACTTGTTCCTTTGATTGAATAGCCTTGAAGTGGACGGAAGAAACCTTTGTTCTTGTCGAAAATTCCAGTGGTGTGATTTTTCCAAACGAAAACATTTGGAAGCATAGTGAGGAAATCAAGAATTGAACGTTCGGTGTGTTTCTCTAAGTCGGTGTGTCTCACACCGAAAAGTGTTTAGTGGTCAGTCTTTGGTGTCAACTGCAAAAAGACGTCTTTTGTCACCAGTTGAAAGGTGTTTCTTCAAAATGGAGTTTTCAGCCCGCAAAACTCTGTTTTCTTGTTTGAGACTGACGACTTGTTCAATTAACCAAAGGGCAAACGGTCTTGACCGATGACTGAAAATGTCTTCAAGTTTGCGTTTGATTTCAAAAATGTTCATGTCTTCACCAATGTTTTGCAATTCTTGCGACCTCAAACGACACAAGGACAACCGAAATGATTGTCAGGACAACCGTGAATCCAAACCTTAGATAAGGGCCAACGGCTAGACAAAGTCCAGCCGCTAGCCCACGAACGAAGCCCCACGTCATGGCTTCATTTTTTCCAGTTTCAAAAACCATTCGAATCGACTTGTTCGTCAAATCTTCAAACGGCAATTTCATGGTTCAAACCCACTTTCTTGCATCTTCGAACATGACCCACACATGCGGTTTGCCTTCACGTCTTCAGATTCAAATTCTTTGTTGCACCGAAGACACCGCCGAACACCACGAACTATTTTTTTCATTCCAAGTTTTTTTCTCAACCATTCAACTTGTCGGTTGAGTTCCCTTGAAGTCAGTTCTTCGTGGCATTGACGGCTTGAACTCATATGATTCGCATATGTGAAAAAATAGTTTGCTTTTCAGTTTTTGTGAAGTCTTCAGAAATAGAAATTTTCGCAACCAACTTCAACATGTTTGAATCAACTTCCTTTGGCGGTCGCCTTTCGGTTCTTGCCTTTTTAGTTCGTTTGGTTTGGTTCTTCATTTTTCTTTTCTTCCTTGGCTTCAAGGTTCGAAGACCTGACCGACAAAGAACATTTGAAACGTCCGTTTGCGTCCACGGTCTTCCGGTTCCATTCAACTTGATTCCTTCGTTGTTCAGGATTGTTGCAATTTCACTTTGCTTCAATCCCTGGTTTCGAAGTTCAATGGCTCGATTGATTGCTTTCACTTCAACTTGTCCCATGTTTTCACCTTTCGGTTAAAAGTTAAAGAAACGACGGAAGATTGTCTTTTTCTTCCGTTGATTTCCACTTTGATTTTTCTTCAAAATAGCTGACTTCGTTCTTCTCGCCCCACGAGTCACGAACTTCTTTGACGTTGGCAACAACTCGATAGCCAACAAGTTCTTCGGCTGAAGAAATGTGGTTCGGGTCAGGATGACCGACCGTTGTCAAAAAGCCTTTCAAATAGCCGAGTTGTTTTTCAAGTTTTTCAGCGTCTTGGTCTGCAATGACAAACGCCTTCCAAAGTTTTCTTCCTTTGAATCCTTCGGGTTCCAAAACTGAAAGTTCAAGATTGATGTATTCACCAGTCTTTGCCTTGTTTTCTTTGACCGTTGCGCCGGTGGTTGCGCACAAATATTTTCCCGCAGGCATCAACGCAAATCCTTCCTTTGCTTTGACGCCGGTCATGTCAACAAGAGTGTTTCTTTGGGTCGTGGTTTCCATTTTCTATTCTCCTTTTGTGGTGGGTGGTTTTTGAATTGGTTTTGTTTGTCGAATCTTTGCAACAATTGCTTTGAGATTCGGACTTTCAATCATGTTCAATTTTCCTGACCTATCTTTTGCGACAATGTTTTCCCTTGGTTGAGTCAACAAATAGCGGTCACCATTGTCTTTGTTGATTCCCATGTAGAACACTTCGTCGAAAAATGCTGGAAGTTGCTGACCGATTTTTCCGGCCATGTCCACTTGAAGGAAGCGTCGATTGTTTTCGTCCTTTTCTGTCTTATCGAGTGCGGTGAAAACAATGTTATAATAGGGAATGTCACGAAAACTTTTGACAAGGGCTCTTGCCTTTTTGGAGTAATCGCCCCACATATTGATTGACTCTTTTTTCTCTGGATAGACTTCCGACAATTGGTCAACCAAATTCTGGGAAATCTCTGTCATCGAATCAATGAAAACCCAATCATATTTTTGACGCGTCTTTTCTTCCAACAAAAATTGGAACACCTTCCCAAGACGTTCCATTCGCCTTTCTTTTGGAATCATGTCACCATTGTCGTCAGTGGAAATGTCAATGACATCAATGTCTTTGCCTGACAAGGACAAGAGCCCACTTTCAGCACTTATCAAAAGAGTTGGTGCGTCAATTGTTGACGCAAGTGTTGTCTTGCCAACACCAGGACTTCCATAGACCAGAAACCGAAGTTTCTGCAATTCAACTTGTTTAGTGTTCGTCACTTTCATTGTGGTTTTTCCTTGTTTTTATTTTGACCGTTTCGAAAACTTAATCTAGCTTTGAAAAAGTTACAAGCGCAAAAAACAAAAAAAATTTGGGGAAGGCGTTTCGCCGTTGTTCTTGTAACTTCCAAAAGGGTGGGTGTTTTCTCATGTATACAGAGCTTTTCGAACATGGTTTGGTTCCGATTCCTATTCAGCCAAAATCAAAAGCCCCGGTGTCAGATGCGCGTGGTTTCAACGTTTGGGCGCGTGACGGAATTCCACCTGAAATGGTCGAACTGTTTGAACAAAAGTATCCTACTGACAAATATGGCATTGCTATTGTCTTGGGTCCAGCATCCAACCTTTGCGTTGTGGACATTGACTCTGACGACGAAGAACTTTTGCGGATTTGTCCACCAAGTCCTGTCAGGCGTCGAGGCAAAAAAGGTGAAGCAAGGTTTTTCAAATACAATCCAAATGTGAAAAACATTTCCTTCAAGAACGGAACAAAAGGAGTGGATGTCCTTTGCGACAAAAAATATATCATCATTCCACCTTCAATCCACCCGGACACTGGGCTTCAATATCGGTGGACTTCCTACGACGACTTGTGCGGTGGACTTGAACTTCTTGAACCACTTCACGAACAATCAATTGAACCCGTGGCCGGTTTCTTCCACTCGCCCCTCAATAGTTCAGAAAGTTCGTCCGTTGAACTCACCGGCACCTTTCAAAGTCCCGACGGCGTCCGTGCCCCACATGGTTCCTATCTTCGAATCAAAGCCCTTGCACACGGGTTCATAAATGAGTGTATGCCGATTGAACAAGCGGTGCAAAAGTTAATTGACTACGACAAAGAACACCACTTGGGCGTTCGGTTCTTTGAAGACAAACGAACACACGCTGATTTCGGTGCGGATCCGTATTCAAACGCGCTTCGAATCTATTCGAATTTCATGAAATCAGTGAATGAAGAACGACTCAGGCGTGGTGAAAGTCCGCAAATTCCAAGTCAACGAATTGAAATAGTGGATGTGAGTGATTTGACAAAAGCCGAAAATGCCTATTTGTTCAAGTCATATCCTGAACCACGCGGGTTCATGAAAACATTTGTCGACCATTGCGACACACTTTCAAAGGGAAGACAAGACGCGCTTGGACTTGGTGGGGCGCTCGCACTCATGGCGGGACTTTGTTCAAACAGAGTTCAAACAAAGGTGCGTGGTCTTTCGGTGTGGCCGAACCTTTTTGTGTTGAACATAGGCTATTCGAGTTTTGGAAAAAGTGCGCCACAAAGATTGATTGATGACCTTTTGCTTGAAACAGACCTTGTCGGTTCAGCCAACTATCGAAGTGGTTCAGCAATCGTGCAAAACCTTCCCAAACAACAAGAACGGGTGGATGTCATCGACGAAGCGTCGGCCCTTTTGAAAGCCCTTGGTGGAAGGGAATATTTTCAAAACGAAATGGTGGAAGTTCTTTCAGACCTTTTTTCAAAATCAAGTGGGTTCTTCACCGGCTTTTCCAGCATCACACACGGTCAACACCACGGCGCTTGTTGGAACCCTTGCGTGAATGTCCTTGCCTCGACCACACCAGTCGGATTCAAGACGTCAGTGACCAAAGACATGGCCGGGAAAGGTTTGCTTCCACGGTTTTTGACTTTCTTCCAAAAAGAAATCGGAACGTTCAAGGCCGAAGTGGACGAAGAAAGATTGGCTTCATTGAGGTTGGATCTCGAGAAGTTTGTTTCCAAAATTCTTGGAACAAAGAAACCGCTTCACAACGAATTTAATCCAACCCCGAACCTGGTCGCCAAACATAAGGACAAAGAAGGAAAAGACATTTCGCAAGGTGTCAGGTATAGTCCCCTTATAGTCCCTTTTGACGACGGAGCGAGAAAACTTTGGACAGACTTTGACAGAATGAACTTCAACAAAGCCAAACAGGACCCGGACGGGTTTGAATCGGCGTTCTATGGAAGGCATGCTGAACTTGTCGCAAAGGTCAGTTTGCTTGATGCTGTTTCGCGCAAGGATGACATTATCCGAGCTGAATGCGTTCAATGGTCCATTGACCTTGTCACGACCGCTTGGGACAACTGTCGGCCCTTGTATGCGCTGACAAGTGCCGAGAATAGTTTGGAAGCGAGTCACATGAAAGTTTTGGAATTGATTCGTCAACACACCGAGCCAATGACACGCAGCAAGTTAGCAACAAGAACTCAATGGTTGAATAGAAAACTCCGAAATGATATTGTTGAAAGTCTGATCGAAGGTGAATACATCGACGAAGTCGAGGTGAAAACCGATGGGTCGAAGAAACCGACTCGCTATTTGCGCGCACGCGCAACCAAATGAATCAATGAAAAATCTGGACGCAGCACTTCAAACCAACGAAGAAATTCAAGAAATTCAAGAAATTCAATTTTCTGAATTTCTTCCAACTATCGGAAACAATTCATGATCTGAAGAAATTCAAGAAATTCAAGAAATTCAACGGCCCACCTTGGACGTGTGTGGAATAGGGGACACTTGAATTTATTGAATTTATTGAATTTGTTCATTCTGAAAGAAGAATCTAAAGTGAAAACAAGGTGTTGTGAAAAATTAAGAAATTCAAATTTCCCTTGAACTTCTTAAGAAACCCAGAATCACCGCGTCAAAACGTCCTTCCTTCCAACTTTCTCTGGAAAAAGAAATTTCGTGTGATAAACGCTTTTGCAAAACATGGTCACAAAAGAAAGGTGGTTCCAAGTGCATTGGAAAATGGGAACTGAAGAATTGTCGCAAGTCCTTGATGATTTGTCCTATCGAATTCGTGAAGCGTTGAGAATCGTCAATAGTCTTGAAGAAATTGTCACATATCAGCAAAACCAACAAAAGGAAGGTTGGGTTGCAGTCGACATGTCAAAAAGAAGAAAACCACTTCAAACAGACTTCGACATTGAAGACGGAATCAACGTTCAGGAAGACGAAATGTTGGAATTTTGTATGAACAACTTTTGCAATGAAAAACAACGAACATTCGTCAATGGGCTTTCTGATTTCAAAAAGAAATACGGTCACCTGACAGAAAAACAAAAAAGTTCGCTCGCTGCAACATTTGCCCAATGCGGTGGTTTACTAGACGACAACATTTTCTAAACTAAACATTCCCACCTGAACCATTGGCAAAGTCACATTGGAAGCAATGGTGCGTTCAATGTTGTGGTTCAGGTGGTTTCTTTGAAAGGTGGATGACATGGCAACGTCTGAACCAAAAATCAAACTCGAAATGGCAATTGTTGAACCTTGGTCCGTCTATTTCCACACAAAATTGAATCAACTTGTGTGTGGACGTTTCAACGCAGACATGTTTGAAATATTGACTCCGCACTATCAGGCAATTGCAAAAGAATTTGTTGAAAAAACATGGCTTGTCAGAATAGGTGAATTGTGACTGAAAAACAATTCGAACGCGCAAAATGGTGGGCTGAAAAGAAAATTCCAAAAGGTGAAGGTCCTGACCTTGAGTTCTTGAAAATTAAACATGACATTCAAGTCTATTCCTTCCTGATCGGTTACACATGCGCAGTCAAAGATGCAAATGTCCTTGAAGATGCACTCATAGATGCAATCAACACCGAAGCTGCGGCCTATGGAAAACATTTCAATCGTGAAAATTGTGTCTATGCAAAAGCACTCAAACTTTGGCGTGGTGAAGAATGAAAAAACTTTCAAAGACACTGTTCTTCATTTCATTGCTTTTTTGCATCAACATCACAGCACAACTATTCTCGGAAGGAAAAACAACTTGGGCAATCATTTGCGCCTTTTGGACAACTTTCGCAGCAATCACTTTCATTCATGGTGAATTATGAACAAATATGAAGAACTCCGAAAACTATTGCTTCGACTTCCACCTTCCAAACAACTCGACCGCGTTCAAGACCTATTCGACGAATTGATTTCAGAAATTCAAGAATTCGCTTGGGATTCATTCGTCGGTCGCGCACACTATGACAAAGAAAAAGACCTTTATGACAGTTGCGCACTTAGTTCCGTTTGTGACGCCGGTGACAAACTTGTCGAACTCGGTGTCCTGACCCGAATTCCTGACGGCTTCGGTCGCCGGTGGTTCTATCGAATGAAGAAAACCGACCCAATCGTTGAGAAAATCATCGACACACAACTTGATTGAAAAAAACCCACCCTGGACCTTTAGGCACGTCTTCCAAGGTGGGCCGAAAGGAAGAGTGAATGAAACGTCACTCACTCTGTCGTCAAAACTGTCAGAAACTTGAATTTTCTTTTTGTTCAAGGCGTCAAGTCCACGGACACACGTTGCAGAAACCCCAGGAAAACTTCGTCAAGTTGGCCGCCTGACAAAATGAACACGCTAGAAACTAAACCTTGTAGGAATGAAAATGCAAAAAAGAAAAAACACCTTCATATGTATCCGTGGACTCGACAAAATGTTTTTCTATGCGTCTTTTTTCTTCTTTTCATATGGGTCCAATATCCCCGCGTGCCTCAATGACGAAATCATATCACATGATTTTCTTGGTTGTAACAAAATCCGAACACACGGTGGACCTTCAAAATTCGGGTTGTATGTCAAAAGCCAAAAAATGATCTTCTCTGGATGACGCCCAAACTCTTCCACCAAGTGGTTTGCAATCTCAACAAGTTCCTTCGATGCCAAAAAATTCGATTTCGGCCTATGCTTGTTTGTCAAATTCTTCACAATTCAAGTTCCCTTCCGTGTTCACGCATCCCTGTCAACCACAACAAAATTTCAATCCGCTCACTTCCGTTTTCGTCAAAATCAGTCACCATGACACTTGAAAGTTCCTTCAAAACAAATTCAACGTCTTCAAACCTGATTGCACGTTCCGTCAAATCACAACGCCGGTGAATTTCATGAATCAAATCACTCAACGTGATTGTGTCGCCTTCGAACAAGTCCGCCATAGCCTATTTTGCAGACTTTTTGTGGTTTTTGCGCCTGTCAAAAAGACCTTTTTTGTGTTGGACATTGGACAAGTCTAGTCTATGCTTCAAATCACCATGTTTGTTGCAAAATCTTGCAAACACCTTTCAAAAAAGCCCCTTGGGGAAACCTTCGGGGCTTTTTCCTTTTTGACAAATCAACACTTTCACTGACAAGGTCAATCTATGGGCTTTTTGGTCATATCAAGGCGAATTGGTGAACGAATCCTTGTCGGTGACGACATCGAAATCCTGGTCTCTGACATCTCAAGTGGAAAAGTCGACATTGCAATCAAAGCCGACAAAACAAAAGCAATCAAACGCCTTCCAACACTCATAGAGGCAAACAATGTCACTGAACATCACACTAGAAGAAGAATTCAAAAGGATGGAACACATATTCGACGGAGTGAAGAAAAAAGCGTTTCCAACGTCGACAAGACAAGCCCTTAACAGAACACTCCGATTTGCCGGGTCATATGCAAACAAAGAAATCAGAAAGAACCGTGCAATCAAAGCGTCATATGTGAAGAACAAACTTATCCAAACAACACAAGCCCGTGGCAACATGGTGTCTATGATGTGGGCTCGACTTGTCGTCAAGGGAACACCAATCAGCATGATTCACTTTGTCCGTGGGTCAAAGACACCACGCAAACAAAAAGGCGTGAAGGTCAGGTCTCGACGCAAAGTCAACGTCACAATCAAACCAGGCATGAAAGAAACAAAACGTTTCGCCTTCATTGCAAAGGGTCGAGGTGGAAACGTTCAGTTGTTCCAACGCAAAGGAAAGAAACGCCTTCCACTGTTCAAACAATCCGTTGCCGCAGCGTCACGCATCTTCGATAGGGAAGGCGCAAGAACAAAGGCTGGACAGGAAATGGAAATCAAAGCAACAAGACAATTCGAAAAAGAATTCAATCGGGCCTTTTCCTATAATATTGACAAGTTAAGAAGATGAGACTAAACAAAAACAATTGTGCAGTGATTTCAAGGGCTTCGACGCAGTGGGTCCTTTTGAGATTTTCCACAGGGCGGGTGGCGCAGCGCGCGGCATTTCGCTAG